TCATTACCTGCGGATTCAAAGTTCTTCGGTAATAAATCATTTTTTCTTTGATCTATTAACTCAGATTGTTGCGTTGCTTGTATTTTAGTTCGTTCGTCTTTACGATCTTCTTTAAATTCTTCTCCTTGTTTTCTAGTTTGCCCTTGAGCTTGGGTAAGTTGCATATTATAATTAAACTCTAGTTCCATTAACTGTTGTTTAATTTGTGCTTCTCTTTCCATTTTTTGTACTTCAAAATCACTCTTAGCTTTTTCAAGTTGCATTTTCTGCTCAGTAAGTATTTGTTGTTTATTAGCTTCTGCCATAGCTGTTTGCTCTGCTAGCTGTGCATTAGACTGAGCTTGAGCTTGCATATTAGCTTGTTGCATTTGTTGATCTCTAGCTTGCTTATCTTTTCTACGCTTTTTTAACATTTGATTAGCTAACTTTAAATTAGCAACTTCTCTAATGTCAATAGCATCTTCAAGATCTATTTGTCCAGCTTTTAAAGCTATTTGAATGTTTTGTTCTAATATTTGTCTTTGCTCTTCATCTGGTTCTAATTCTAAAAATATACCAAAATCATGTATATTTAAATTAGATAATTCTTCTAATGTTCCTACATTATACCTAGATATACTAGACATTAAAGACTGTTTAGTCATTGGAAACATTAAAGCATCAGCAACTCTTAGTGATATGTTTTCACAAGTTCTAAGTGTTAAAAATAAACTAGCTTGTAATACATGTCTAGTTGCTACATTAGAATTAGCAGCAGCAAGTTTTTGTAAACCAACTAATGATTGCTTGTCTGGTAATGTACCATCTCTAGCTTCATTTAATCCGGTTACATCTCTAATCATTTTTAAGTAATACTCATAAGTTTGTATCAATGATTGTATCTTGCCCATACCATTTGAAGTAGAAAGTTCTTGTATTGGAACTTTTCCTGGATTCATACCACCATCTTGAGTCATTGATCTACCAACTAAAGATCAAGTTTGAAAATACATATTCAATGCTTCTGCTGGATTATAATTAGTACCATTACCTAAGTCTACTTCTGCTAAACCATCTATATCCATATAAACACCATCAGGTACTATTCTAGACATTACCTGTTGCAGTTTTAAATGAGTTAACTGTATCATATCAGCAAAACCAGTTATTCTGCTTACAATTGATTCTATGCGACCTTTATATAGTCTAGGAGCTACGATGTTATAGTTCATATTAACTTTAACAGTATCAGCATATGGCCTAGTCATATTTTGAGCCATTTTCCATTCAAGCATTTTTTCGTGCCCTAGTATTTTAGCTCCTGAATATAATACTTCAATTGATCTAAATGCTTTTTTAAAGTTATCACCCTCAGGTGCTTCTATAAACGTATCTTGTTTTTCTAATGCTTTTTCAAGGCCTGATGCAGTTTGTTTTATTTTAAACACTTGATTAGTATAAGTCTTATATTCAAAATACAATACTTGAACTGTGTCATCATCATAACGTCCACTCCAGTTTCTAGTGTAATTTTGATTACCTGGATACTTTTGTATTTCTTTTAACTCATTAGGTGTTAAATTAGGAAACTGCTTTTTAAGCTCTGATAAACTAATAGGTTTTACTTCACCTACGTAATATAAATCTTCAAAGTTAGGATCTTCAGTATATGAATAAACTAAACTCGCTGGATCTACATAATCAACTGTAACGCCTTCTGATCTATTAAAAGATGTTTTAGTAGCTGCAATACCTAATATAGTTAAATCTTGATTTAATCTTCTTCTAGTTAAATCATATTTATTTTTAGCTAATACATTATTAATAACTTCTTCTTCAGCTACTTCAATAGATTCTTTATAATCCATTTGCATATGAAGCTGTAAATCTTCTTCACTTTCCATTTCTAAACCTACACCTTGTGATTTAGAAACATCTAATCCTGTTACTTGTTGTATTTGATTAATAAGATCTTTTTGCATCATATCTCTTTGTAGAGCTTCTGCATAAGCAGTTCTTTTCATTATAGACTCAGGATCTTGAGCATATGCTTTAATATCATAAGATCTTTGAGACATACCATTTACAACAATATCTACAAACTTAGGTATAACTGGTACGGGTTTCCAGTCTAAGTTTAAATAAGATAAATCACCATTAATAGAAAGTTCGTCTTTGTATTTTTTAATAGATTGTTCTCCTCTAGCGTAAAGTCTTAGGTTATGAAAATTATTATAGTTCGTATTAAATCTATCGTACCAACCTCTGTCATTTCTAAACCACTCAGATTCTATGGCTCTACCCACTTGTAAACCATACTCATAAGTAGCTTTTTCTGCATCTGGTACAACCTGATCTGGAAAAGAACTATTGTAATTAGTATTTATCATCTATTTTATTTTTGAATTATAACCCGTGTTATCATATCTTTTAATACCTAAAGCTACAGATTTTGTTTGTCTTTTATTAACAGGTGTATACCTATTTTTATTACAAGCCATAACAGCTAAACCTGAGCTTATTGAAGCATCGTGCTTTGTTCTATTGTTAATATTGAACTTAGCCCAGTCTTCTAATGTTTTTTGATGGTACATATCACCGTAACCATCTTCTTTTAATCCTACATATGTTTCTATATAAGATTCTATTGCAGCAGCATGTGCTTGCTTAATGTCTTCACTTGAATTAGGTATTCCACCTATTTCTTTTTCAGTTATAGATAATTTATTCCAAACTTTATCAGGACGATTCATTGAATAGTTTCTATAACCTCTTCTTTTTAAATAATATAAAAACCTAGGTTTATTGTTTTCAGCTAGTATTGGCATACCATAAAATACCATAGCCATTAATACATCTTCAAAAAATATTTCAGCTGTTTGTGGCCTTGATATATATTCTAAAAAGAAATGATTAGGTGGTACGTCTTCCATTGAAAACTTAGTTAAACCATGTAAAGCGCCATTAGATCCTTTGCCATCTACAGTACCTGATATATCATAACTATCAAGTCCAAAAGCTCCAACGTGTTCGTTTCCAGGACACTTACCACTATTCTTTAGTATCACTCGATTTTGTAAGTTTTTAGGTGGTACCCAACTTATTTGAAATCTACCACTTCTATTTGGATTAAATATAACTCTTGAATCTTTTATACCGTTTTCCCATTGAAAACTACCTACTGTAACTGCTGCTGAATTATTTAACTCAGCATTGAAATCTATTTGCTCATATATTTTAGTAAGATTAAATAAACTATCTTTTGTTTCGTCTCTAAATGCGTGAGCTTCAGTTCTTGGAAACTGTCTATAGTATTCATTTAATCCGTCAGGATCATCTCTTAATCCATCAACTTCGTTTTCCCAGTGTTCAATGACTCCAGTTTTAATTTCATAACCATCAACTCCTTTGACTGTATCTTTACTTCTAATGAAGACAGGTAATCCATAAGTATCGATGAATCCTTCATAGTTCCATTCCATAGGAATGAACAAGCTATAGAGTCCAGAAGATGTTTGTCCGTTTCTATTTCTTTTATTAACGTTTGAATTTCCGTATAGTTTTTTGAAATTGTCTCCACCTTTATCTAAAGCATTTGAAGTTGAGCCCATCATACATTTGCCTACAATTCTAGAACCAAGACGTAATGTTGTTTTTGTAACTCTCCAGTTATTTAATATATTATCAGGTCTTTCCCATTTACCACTCTCATCATGAGCTAATAGTTTTAGCTTTTCACCATCATAAGAGTTATCACCTGTATTTTTCCAATCAATAGTTGTATCAAGCCCGTCTAGTTCTCTTAATTGCTCATTACTCTCAAGCTTTCTTCTAGTAAGCTTTGAGGCTGGAACACGATATGCCAATTCAGTTTTTGGCCTATCCATACCATCTTGAATGGGTTTGAAAAAGAACGGATAATTGACTGATATGGGTACAACTTTATCGGTAAACATTTTCTTTGCATCAGCACCAGATTTTGATAATATACCAAATCTAGCATCTGATGATATTGTAGCTTGATTAACAAGTTCCGCTGATGACATAAACGAAAATCCAGATCGTCTGTTTTTAAGATAACACATTCCGTAACATCTTGTATCTGCTTTACATGCTTCCCAAAATATAAAGAAGAGTCTATTTGATTCTCTATAGTTTGGTGCTCCAATATCGATTTTTGACCATTGCAAATACATATAGTGAGTACCAGTAATGTAAGTAGCCAAACCCTTATTATAGAACCAGAATCCTTTATCTCTTTTTTCAAATTCTTTATCAATATAATCATACCATTTTTCTTTAAAATCTGATGGATGTTCTTCCCAATCAAATCTACTTTTGATATTATTTAATTCTTTTGGATACTCTTGCTTTTCCCAATACTGTTCAGCTTTCTTTTCGCTTCGTTTATACGGTTCATCTGTTGCTGGTAAAGCAATCCTGAGATCCTGTATTTCAATGATTTGTCCAATTTTACCTATTTTACTTATTACTATAAAATCATAATCAGAGTTATAGCCATACTCCCATTTTTTAAATCTATTGTTTTTAGCTAATATCTTAGGATTTACAACGTCCTTAATTTCTTTCCAAAGAGTTTGATTATAACTCACTTGCTTCTACCTTCTGCAAAACCTTTAAAAGCTTTTTCTATTTTAGCTTCTTTAGGTTTATTGTTTAGCATATCTTCTTCTTCTTGTATTCTAGTTAATATTTCAAAAGCATCCATTATAGCTAACTTTTTAGTTGCGGCAGCATTCTTTAATCTATCAGCGCTTACATCGTCGTCTGAGTCTACGATCTTTTCTTTTGCTACCTTAATTAACTCCTCAATTGCTTTATGCCCAGCTTGGATTATTTTCTTCTTCGTTTCCTTGGTATTCATGCGTTAAAGCTATATCATTTGATTTCATACAATAAAGTCGTTCACCATCTATAATAAACTCAAATTCAGAGTTTGGGGTAAACGTAATAAGTGTTCCAGGTGTTATTCCTAAGGCTTCTAAGAACTTATTAGTGTATTTCACTATACCAACATTAGGTTGTTCTTTTCTGTTCTCTAGGTTGTTTTGGTTTTTAATTGGTTTTACAAAGCAATAATCTAAATGCGATTTTAAATTATACATATATATTTGCTCTGGCACAACAAAATAAAGATCATCTTTAAAATGAGTTGAACTATTACGTTCATTTCCTTTTTGATCATACCATCTTCTAAATATATTATGATGAATATATAATTCATCTCCTATATTTATTTTAGTATCATAAGCTGCAGGAGTTGAAACTACTACAGCTTTTTTACTAATAAATCTATGATTTTCAATGCTAGTATTGATAATAAGATTCCTATCATCAACTCTTCGTATATTGTCATATCTTTCTTCTAAAGGCTTGACAATAAAGTGGTATAAGCTTTTCACTAGTATTTAAGATCATACTCTACAGATATTGACATATTAGAGTTAAACTTTTTCCAAGGTAAGATTTCATTATTTTTAGTTATAAAAATATTATATGATTGATCTTTGTCTTCAAAAATAATATCGCTAATAGTATGTCCACCGTATACTTCTTGACCAGTTGAATAATGCATTGCATCATTTTTATAGTCAGAACCTATACTAATCTTCCTTATTACTTTTGACATCTTCTTCTATCTCAGTATAAGTACCATCTTCAACATTGATATTAATAGCACCATATTCTTTTTCTAATACAGCTTTGTATTCTTCAATATCTTTATTAGCAGCAGCTATTTCATGAAGTAGTCCATGTTTTTGGCTTTCTAATAAACCAATGTTGTGAACTAATTCATTAAGCTTTGTTTGTTGTTCTTGAATTGTTTTTAATTCTTCTTCTTTGATTTTCATTTGATTAAATTTAATTGTTGTTTGTTTTCTTTATTCAGGATCTGCAGGTGTCCATGCTGGAGTAGCTAGTAAAACTAGTATCTCTTCATGAGTATAAGTCCCAACAGGTGTCAACGAACCGTTTGTAATAAAGCTAGGCTCTACCTGAAAAGACAAAACACCCTCTGTGTTAGCTATGTTTCTTCTCATTGTTTGAGCAGAAGACTGATTCACTTGACTGAACAAAACAGCGTTTGTATCAGATAAGTTAATTACTACATAAGTTGTTGCCATTGTTTAATTGTTATTTGTTAATTACTTGTTATTTATATATTTACTTGTTTTAATTCTTTTTTACGGTACATTTGTTCCTCTAGCTGTAACTGGCATACCACTTGATATTGCATTAGCTGTACTATATGGTGCATCACCTATTAAACTACTTTCTGACATTCCAGTTGAAGTTCCATTAGCTGTTGTACCTACGCCATTTGTTAAAGCGCCTACTGGCATACCATTACTTTCTCCATTGTTTGATCCTATTTCGTCAGCTACAATCCAGTCATTTCCATTGAAACTACTATTTTCACCCAACTGCCACCAAGCTACAGGAGCTGTACCAGAAAAGTTATGTAAATTACTAGGTCGACCTTCGTTATAAATTTCTTTTGCTTCACTAGCTGTTAAAGCGGTATTCCAAATAGCGCAGTTAGACAATTTACCATTAACACCATAAAATCCAGCACCTTCCGCGTTTATTAATTTAAAAGTGAAACCTCTATCTGTTTGTGTACCTAATGAGGAGCCATTTAAATAAGCGGTGGCATTAGTTCCATCTCCTGCTATACAAACATTATACCATACGCCAGCAGTTAAACCTCCGTGAGCAAAACTACTAGTAGTTCCAACAGCTCTTATGTTTATATTAGTAGAATCTATAAATGGGTAATAGTTGCTGGAATCCCCACCAAAAACCACTGCGAATATAGTGCTTGTAAAATTCACCCAAAAACTAACACTTTTGTTACCAGTTAAAGTTATGTCTGAGTTTAAATCTATATAGCTTCCGTCTCCACCAAAATTCATAGCGTATTTACTATAAGGTGCAACTGTTTGTAAGTCACTTTGAATAAGGTTTGATTGAGACATACCTGAGCTTTCTCCGTTTAGTGTTGATACTGAGCCTGGTGCTTCAGTAGCCCTGTTGTTAGTTCCGTTGTTAGATCCTTTTGAATCTTCAATACCTGTAGTTGTGTTATCCAACTTCCACCAAGAAACCAAAGAGCTAAATGAGCTCATGTCTGTTAAAGGATTTCCACTATTGTAAAGAGTTTCTACTGAGTTAGAACCTGTTGCTGGTAGTGCCGTGTTGAATATTTGAGCATTTGATATTTTACCATCTAAATACTGAGTCGAAGTTGTTCCATTATCCCTTTTACCAATGTTTAAATTTGATGTATCTGCAACCACGTTGTGAGTCCCTGTGACAGCGTCTTGAATACCGTTAAAATAATACTTAGTACCATTATTTACTCCACTATCAAATGTAACAACAATGTGTGTCCAAGTTTTTAATGGTATAGCTGTGTTTGAAGTTGTAAACTCCACTACCCCACCTGAAGCTTGTGTAGTTATACTAAACTTACGATTGTTTCTTGCATATAAAGTGTAGTTTCTTGATGTTGAACTCATTTTACTAAATATTGACATATAAGAATTTGGTGTAGTATCAAGATAAACCCAAGCTGAAAGAGTTAAATCTCCAGAAATACTTAAACTACTATCATTTCCACAATCTATATAATCATTAGGTATAAGATTTAAAGAACTAGTCCAAGGACTTAAGGCATTGTTAACTTCCCACTCTGTACTTGAACTATTATAAATCTCACTTGCATCGAGTTTATACCAAGCTTTTAGATTAGAGTTTTGAGGTATATTAGCTAAAGTTCTTATTGGTGAGCCATTGTTATAAAGAGTTTCTACTTCTGAAGCTGATATAGGTCCATTCCAAAAGTGAACATTACTCATTTCTAGTTGTAAAGCACCTGCAGCGCTTGTATTTCCTACTCGAGTTTCGATTCCAGTACCGTGAGATCCCCAGGAAGTAGGAGCTGAACTATTAACTGTTCCGGGTTGACCGTTAGAATATAAAACAAGAGTGCCCGCTGACCTATCCCAAACAGCACACAAATGAACCCATTTAGTATTATCCGACCAATAGGATGAATTAGTAGCATTTACATATCCACTTCCAGCATTTAACCAAATTCTAAAATCAGATGTACTACTCCACGAAGAGTAAAGAGATAAAAGACCACTTCCTCCATTATCTTGATTAATAAAAACATTTTGAGCATTTCCTGTTACGTTCCAATTTTTTACCCAACAATCCATTGTAAAACCATCTGTAAATCTTGTAGAATTTACAAAGTCATTACCAAGAGAAATATAGTCATTTGGTGCTAAGTTTCCAAAAACATAATCTCCAATAGCATTGTTTTCAGCTAAATACTGTCCGTTCCAAGCAGATGTACCTAAGGGGTAATAAGCGACAGGTGAACTTGGTAAAGCCATAGGGTTTGAAACTTCTGTTCCACCACCCCAAAGAGTTGTCACTTGACTTTGAGAAAGAGCGTAGTCGAAAATGGAAGTAGTTGAAATTTTACCGTTAAAATTAAAACCATAATTATTTTTACCAATATAAGAAGGAGTACTTTGAAAATTCTCTATATTTCTATCTACGGATGAGCCTATAGGGCTGCCATTTAGATATAAGATCCAGCTTCCGTTATATTCTCTTGTTATGCAAGCGTGATTCCATTCATTAAAATTATAATTTACACTTCCTGTTATCATCAATTGACTAGTGCCATTCAACATAGTCCAAACTATAACTTCATTATCCGAACCGTTTCTATATAGATAAAGGCTCAAACCAGAATTACCTGGACTGTAACCTTGACCAGCAAATAAAACTTGATAAGCGGCGTTTGTCATAGTTTCTTGATTAAACCAGGTAGAAATAGAAAAACTACCACTTCCAAAGTTTGTAGAAGACACTTGCACAAATTGACTCCCATCAAAATCTAAACTATAATTAGTAATCTTACTCTGATTAGCATTTTTTGGCATTCGCCAGCCTGGACTTAAAAACTTTGTACTCATATTAATCTCCCATTCTGTACCAAGCCACTGGCGTTGGTAGGTTAGTATTATTTTCTATATCTGCTGTTTTTTTAACTCCACCTACAAGTGCTGTTGGTTCGTATAAATCAAATTTAATCTGATCAGCTGTTAATGCTTTGTCGAATATAGCTACTTCGTCTATAGATCCATTGAAAAGATAAGTAGTAGAGTAATATAATCCAATTAAAGTTTTAATACCATCAAAATCTAATGTTGTTGGAAATGAACCGCCAGAACTTGTAGAAGTGTCAGCACCATCTAAATACATTTTAGAATTGGATTGACTACCTGACTCATAAACAACGGTTAAATGATGCCAACTTGTTGTGTCTGTAAAAGGAATACTAATATAATTCCAACCTGATTGAGTTGGTTGAACTCTAAAATATAATCTATTATTATAAAAATATATTTGTATAGGACCAAAAGAATTATTACCATTACTAATAGAAAATAGCCCAGGAGCCGTTCCTATTGACGTAGCTTTAAACCATATCGAAATACTTAAATCACCACTATAAGAATTGCCCAAAGAATTTCCTAAACCAGTTCC